ACTCAAAACGGCAGGACTTGACCTTATCCCGCACGAGGATTTCCACCAACCGAGCGTCCACGATGTTTGGTAGCCCGTTGTCGCATACACAATCGTCAATATAATAGTCCTGTCCGTACACATACGCCACGGGTAGGAAAGCGTAGTCCGCACCCTTGTCCTTGGTGTCGCAGATACCGATAATCGCGTCTGCGTCCTCTTTCGGCAGGTCAAAGTATCGGCGTAGCTCGTCCGGCGAATAGACCAAGCCCTCACGCTCAATCGGTTCGTTCATATACAACGCCCTCCACGAAACATCGTCCATAATACCGCGCTGTTCGCGGTAGAACTTGGTAGAGAACCCGACCCCGTAGGCATAGTCAAAGTTGGACTCATCGTTTTCGTCCATAGCGGGAACAATAATGAACTTTGCCCTGTCGCTGTCCATATACTCCCGCTCCAATCGACCGATAACATCATGCACCGACCATCGGGTAGCGATATGGAGTTCCTTACAGTGGTCTCCGATTTTACGCTGTCTCAAGTCCGTGGTGTAGGTCTCCCACAGCTTGTCCAGTCGTTCCTTGGAGAGCGCGACCTCGATACCCGACACCAAATCGTCACAGTAGAGGAGAGTGGCGGCACGATATAGACCCGCGTTGCCCGTACCGATGGAGGTGAACTCCAAGGTCTCGAAACGCTG